CGCGGCGCTTCTGCAGCGCCTTGGGTGAGGGGTTCGCGGAGCGCGGACGGCCCCCGAGCTTCCCTGCCTCGGCGTGCGACAGGCTCTTGATGTGGTGGATGTCGCTGTGCCCGTAGGTCCAGAAGATGGGCTTCACGGGCTTCCGGGTCTTGGCGTCAACCCAGCGCGGGGCCTCTTCGGCTTCAGCTATGCCCAGCTTGGTCTGCAAGTGCCGCAAGTCCTCGCACCACTTCTGCCACTCGACGTAGAGACGGCGTGGGCTGGTGGGGTCCGTGGCCTTGATGGGGTCAGGGCGCTTCTCGCGGTGCTTGGCGATGGCTTGGCGGATCTCGGCGGCGGTCATCACACCCCCTCGACGAACAGCGGCACTTCGCCGCGCGCGAGAGGCCCGGGATCAAGGACGGACTCGATGATTGCCAGCGTCTCGGCAATCTCCAGGTCGCGGATCTCAACAAGGGCTTGGCGGTATTTCTCGTTGGCGCCCAGCGGCAGGAACATCGCGCACGGGCCGGGATTGTTGTGCTTGTCCATGGGAATGAGCATGTCGAGCATGAGCTTTCCAGGGTGGTCCTTGGCGTTGCACAACTGGTAGGAATAGAGCCAGTGGGCATCCATCACAGGACAGCCAATACCGGGCGCATCTGGATCAGGCGTGTGGGCGCACTTGCGGCAGTAGCGATCCGCGTAACACTCACCCTCGGTCCCACAGTAGAAATAAGCCATGTGTGTTGCTCCAAGTTGAACTCCCCCCAGCAGGAACGCCCCTAGGGGCCATTGCCATTGGGTTTCTCGCGGTCCTAACATCGGCTCAATCCATATCCGGGTCTTGTCCATTCGGTTATGTTTGCGTCCGCGAGCCTGCTGAGGGCACGATGCCCGTGGCAGAGAGGGAAGGGTTAGGCGGCTCGGTTGGAAATCCGCTCGATGATTGCGTCCACTTCATCCAGAAACTTCCTGACCTCGGCCTCGATTTCCATGATCCGGTTCTCGTCGCGCTTGAATGGGACCACGAAAAGCTGAAGGTCGTCCGGGAGGCGTGGATCGTAGCTCACGAAGTCGCAGCTCCCGCGCTCTGTGCAGGCCATCTGCCAGAGCATTTGGTTCTGGTATTGGGACGGGACCGTGCCATCCATGAGGTATTGGAGATGGGTGGCCGTCTTCGGGCACTTGATCTCCACCAGGCTGAACGGTCCCACGAGTCCGTCAGGAGAGGCGGCCCCGCGATCGATGGTGGGATGCAGGACTAGCCCGCACTGATCGACCACGGCCCCGGTGAAGATCTCGTAGGCGGCACGGGCGAAGGGTTCGTTCTCAGTTCCCCAGCGCATAGCCTCGTTGGTGAAGCCGTCCTCCTGGGGCTTGCCGGTAAGGATCTCGGCGACAAGCTGTGCCTTGTAATCCTTGCGGGCGGCAGCTTCGCCGGTCTTGATCTTCGCCATGACATCATTGATCCGGCTGGCGGTCACCTTCCCGGCGCGGGCCTGGAGCCATTCGGGCGTTCCCTGGGGGTGGTCGATGGTCTTCATGAAGCGCTCCGAAGCTGAGCCTTGCGCTCGTCCTTGGCCTTGATGTATGCGGATTGCGTGGGCTTGTCCTTCTTGCAGCCATCCATCGCGAGGGTCCAGGACTTCTGGAGGGATTCGATAGTTGCGGCTTCCCGAATCGACTTGAGGTTGGCTTGGAATGTGGATTCATCCACCCCGAAGGCGTTCCCGTCTGTGTCCGCCTCGCCAATGGCGACGTTGAAGATCATCTTCAGGAGGTAGCGCATCCCGTAGGACATCGCGGCCCCGGTGGCGTGAGTCTTAGTCATCACGTCTCCTCCCTTTGCCCCCTTGCCGTCTGATGGCATCGAGGCTTGGTAGACCCGCGTGTGTCCCGCTTCGTGGGAGACGTTGCAGAGGATCTTGATGGTGTCCTCGGTCGGTCCCTCGGTAGAGTCGAAGGAAAGCGCGAAGCCGTGCTTGCTGTAGATGGGCCTCAGTTCCCGATCCATCGCGGCATAGGTCGCGTACTTGGAGTGGGTCTGAGGGTTCACGGCGTCAGCACTGATGCGCCCCATCTCGGACTGGGCTCGGCTCATGGCGGCGTTGAATGCCTGCCGTGCCTGCTGCTCCATCATGTGTTCCTGGAGAGCCACAAGGCGTTCGATGGTGTCCATCGAGGCATTGTTGGAGAGAGCCATTTCCAGGAGTGTCATGGGCGTCGCCTGGACGGGCGGGAGCGTCTGGAGTTCGTCGCTCATGCCGCCACTTCCTTAGCAATCCGCTGGATTCTCTCCACTAGCTTGGTCCTCGCCTCCTCGACCAGAGGGGCCATCGCGGGGTGCGCCAGCATCTCCTCTTCGCTGGCCGTCAACAACTCGGCAGGGAGGAGACAGAGCGGCATGTCGATCCTGGAGGACTCCAGAAGGCCCTCCAGTTCCGCGATGACGCTCACCGTGTAGTTCGCCGGGATGTTGGGGAACTTGACGTGTCCGGTGTAGATGCTGAATTTCATGCCGGGATCTCCTTGAGGATGGTTCTGAGTTCGTGGCGGGACTGATTGAACCCCGCCAGGTCCGCCTGGCAGTCCACGCACTTGGCCGCGTCAACCTCGCATTCGAGGGTCAGGCGCTCGGTGTGGCACACGGGGCAGAGATCCCCGCGCTTGGGCTTGAGCTCACGCTTGTAGCGGGCGTTCATGCGGCCCTCCGAATGGGCGCGGGACGGCGCGGGGGGACCGGACGGGGCCGGAGTGGGGTTAACTTGACGATTCGCATAGACGCCTCCTAGGCGCACGGATGCGCGAGACGTGGGGGTTGATGGGGTTCAGGCGGCGATGGCCAGCCTGCGAATCACATAGCGCCTGACGGCGTGGAAAGAGTGGTCGTTGTCGTTGTCGCAGAGCTGCCCCTCACAGCGCGGGCAGGACTCGGGATCCACCCCGCCCCGCCGCCACACCGGGCCGCAGTCATCGCAGACCCAGGGGGCGATGCCGCCGAATCCGCGCTCGTTGCGCCGGTAGCGGACGGTCCAGGGGTGGTAGGGGCGGGGGAGGAGGGGACGCATCACTTCACCCCTTGGGAGATGGCAGCCTCGACAACCCGCTTGATCCCCGGCGCAGCGTTGCGCCAGAGCGGGGAGGCCATGTCGCGCCGCAGTGCCTCGGCCTCGGACTGGGACAGCCTGGTCAGGTCCACGTCGCGGTTCAGGCTGGGGCAGTAGGCGAGGATCATGGGGGGCTCCGTGTTGCTGATACCCAAGGTAATACCCTCCAGAGGGTAGGTCAAGGGGAAATATACCCTGAATCGTAAAAATTTTTAGGCACAAAAAAGCCCCCTGCTGGGGGCCGTCCAGGGAGCGGGTTAGTCTATTCCTTCCAGACGATTACCACGCAGAACGACAGGATCAGCGTTGCTAGGTAGCTCACGGGACCGAGGATCGAAACGGCCACGAATGCCAGCAACACGAACACGGCAGACCGGATCAGGAGCGAGCTGGGCGCGATAGCCTCGGCTCCCCATAGAGACAGGGCCACAAGGAGGACGGCAGACACATACTTGGCACCCGTCTCAATCAGGGCCAGGAGGAACGACCTGGCTCCTTTTCGCCTCCGGAACGGCTTGAGGGGCCATTCCATACCCAGAGTGTGGCGGGTCAAAAAAATTTCGCCATTCTGACATTTTTGGGTAGCGCCTACCCGCCGATGGGTTATGATTGGGGTATGCAGAATTTTGTCCCTCGACTCAAAACCCTCGGGGTCTCCTGCGCAGAACTCGCGCGGAGCATGGGATACAGGCACCACGGCCACGTATGGGAAAGGCTTTCGGGAAACCGGCCAATCAGCGTGGCGTTTGCCCGGAAGGTGGAGGCCGCCCTGGATGGGCGGATAACCGCGATTGAGCTTCTGGGCCTGGATCATCCTCCCACCTCCTTCCCTGAGGCTTCCTGATGCAGCGGCAGCGGGACGGCATTCCCTTTGTGCCTCGGCATCTCCAGGACCAATACGAGAAAGGAAGGGTCGCATGAAGACCTTGCTTGCTCTCTGCCTCTGCGCGCCTCTGTGTGCCGGGGGAATCCCCTACGACAAGAAATGTCACGCGGCAATCGGCGCTGTCGCCTACGTCGCGGGCTACGAGATCGCGCGGGCTTGTGACTCGAAACATCCGAAGCTGTGGGGCCTTGCGTCCTCGCTGGCCCTGGGGATGGCGAAGGAAGCTATGGATGCCCGAGATCCCAAGCATCACTCCTGTGAGGCCGGGGACGCAGTAGCAACTCTCGGCGGGGGGCTGGTTATGACGTTCGTTTGGCGATTTTGATGTCCAGAACCTACACCCTTTCAAAACTGTGAAGGAACCGCGCCATGGAAACCGAAAAGAAGCACCCACATACCCACGAACCTGAATACCAGGGCACTCCGCTGACCTGGGCCCCCAGGATCGGCGCGGAAGAACCCGAAGGAGTTGAAGGGGAGGAATAGATGCCCTTGCCTGTTGCGGAACTTGAACCCGGCGGAATTTACGAGGGAACTACCGGCCAGCAGCGTGAAATCGTCGCGCTCGACACGCAACTTTGCAAATACCGCGTGACCAAGCTGGGGAATTTAGGTCGCAATTTCCTGAAGGTTGGAGAAACGCGAACAGTCAGCCGACAGTGCTTTGCGGAGTGGGCAGATTGGGAGGTCGCATGAGCCTAAAAACCCGCATCCACATCTGGCTCCTGAATCGTGGGTGGGTGAAGGTCCGGCCCTGGGAAGATCCTCGCAGGCCCGCGCACGACCGGGCGCAGTGGATCATGGCTGAGCCTAAGTCGCTCCGGAAGGCCGGGTGAAATGGGAAGGCCAGGTCTGTCTCAAAACAGGAAGTTCCGAAGGCTGTCCTTACTGCTGGGCGGGGCTCCTATCGCCCGTGGGTATCTGGAACTCATGTGGGACTCTGCCTACGAGGCAGGCGACGAGGTTTTGGGGGACTCCCTGGATGTCGAACTGGCTGCCCAGTGGTCAGGGAAGCAGGGCGAATTAACGGATGCACTGGTCCAAACCGGGTTCCTTGACGATCATCAGGGTGTTTTCTGGGTCCATGATTTCTGGCACCACGCTCCCGCTTACGTCCGCAAGCGGAGACAGCGAGAGGACGAAAGGCGAACAAAGTCTGACCCTTGTCCACACTCTGACCAGACAGTGACTAGTCAGGGACTAGACACTGACGAGAAAACGGCCCCACTCCCTCACCCTCACCCTCACCTAAAAGATAACCCCCTACCCCCTTCGGGGGCGGGGACCCCCCCGGCTGAAGCCGGTGATGGGAAAGCCAAGCGCAAGCCAAAGTGGACGAAAGCCTTCCCAGCGGAGATCGTTGAGGCAGTCAAGGCGATCCGCTCCATTTGGCCTACTCCCGAGGGAGGCGAATACCAGCCAGACGGACGAACGCTGGTTCCAGGGGTTTCCCCGTCCGAACTTGCCTCGAACCTCAACGAGATTCTGGGGCAGGGTGCGGAAATGCCTGTTTGCGTGGCAATCGCGGAACGGGCCGTGCGCGAATGGAAACAGGGCAAGTGGATCAAGGCTCCGCAGTATTTCTTTGGAAAGTCACGGGATGCGCCCTTCAGGGCTTACTACCAAGCGCACGTTACCAATCAATCCATTCGTCAAACCGCACTGCCACTCGATCCCGCATCATGACCTACCTCGACAAGCTCCCAGAAGATCCCGAATCCGAACGCGCCCTACTGTCCACGCTCTGCGCCCCTGGAGCGGAAAAGGCTGCGGCCTATTTCGCCCCTCAGATGGACGCGGCGGATTTCGTGGATCCCCGCCACCGGGCGGTCTACGCGGCTCTTCTGGACGTGCTGGCTTCCCGCCAGGAGATCACGCCGTTTTCCCTCAAGGCCGCACTGGAGGCGCGAAAGGAACTGGGCCGGATCGGAGAGTTTTCCGGCCTGATTGAACTCCTGAGCGCGGAAGAGGTAGGGAAACCTGGCGTCCTCGTCGGCCTGCTGCGCACCAAGCGCAAGTTGAGGGAGTTGATCCGGCTGGGCGCCAGAATCGCCCAGGAGGCGACCGAGGAAACGGACCCTGATCGGATCGTCGAGGCGGCCTGTGGAGCCCTTGCGGGAATGGCCCTAGCCGGGGCGGAAACCGGGCCTCAGCTTGTCGGGGACCTGACCGGGGCAGTCCTAGACCAGATCGAGGCCGAGGCGTCTGGAACGTCGAGATTCGGTCTCAGGACGGGATTCTATCGCTTCGACGGTCTGACACGCGGGTTCAAACCTGGGGAGCTGATTATCCTGGCTGCCCGCCCTGGCATCGGCAAATCGACGCTGGCGCTCAACTGGCTCCTGCGGGCGTCGGCCCTGCACGATGTCGCCCTGTTCTCGCTCGAAATGAGCCGCGAGGAACTGACGCGGAAACTGCTGTCTGACCTGTCCGGGCTGGACATTCGAAACATCACCCGCGAGGATTTCCCGGCGCTCCGCGAGGCGAAGCGGGAACTTGACGAAAGGCCGATCCATATTGACGACCGTGCCGGAACGACGATCCGCCAGATTCGCGGCAAGGTCGAACGGCTCCAGGCTCGGCACGACCTGCGAATGGTGGTGGTGGACTACCTCCAACTGGTCAAGAGCCCCCAGGACAGCCATGCCGCGAAGCAGAGCGAGGCCGTGCGTATCGGCGAGATTTCCCGCGACCTCAAGCTCATGGCCAAGGACTGCAAGTTGCCCGTGGTGGTGCTCTCCCAGCTCAACCGCGAGGTGGAGAAGAGGGCCAATGGCAAGCCTCAACTCTCGGACCTCCGCGACTCAGGCTGTATCGAGCAGGACGCAGACATGGTGGTGTTCATTCACCGGAAAGTCTCTCCAGGATTAAGCCCCGCATTGCAGGACAAGACGGGAGAACTGCACATCGCGAAGCACAGAAACGGCCCATGCGGGACGATCCCCCTCCGTTGGCACGGGGAAATTTCGCGTTACGAGGAGGAGGAGCGCGAAACGGAGGGTTGGGTGGAACCGCAACCAATCTGTGAGGAGGAATACGTATGAAGATTCTTTGCAGGCTAGGGTTCCACCATAGAGTCCACATCAAGACGCGCTTTTTCCCATACCACGGGGATTCTCGGCGTGTCTTTGTGGTCTACTTCATCTGCCGCAACTGCTGGAAGAAGTGGCACGAAATCTATCGTGAGGGCTACGGGGGGTTGATGTGAACCCCCAACCCAAGCAGAAGAATTTCCGCTCCCAGAAGCTCTGCGACCTCGCCAGGGAAGCTCCGCACTGCATGTATTGCGGTCGGACCAACATGGATGACGTTGTGGCCTGTCATTCCAACCATCTTGCAGACGGGAAGGGGATGAGCCTGAAAGCCTCGGACGCCTGCGCGTATCTCTGTCCCAAGTGCCATGACCTCGTAGACGAGCGGACCTCGGGCTATTCGGAGGAATTCCGCGAATACGTTTTCCTCTACGGCGCGTTCAAAACGTGGCTCTGGCTCTTGCAGACAGGGCATTTGAAGGTGGCGGCATGATCCAGGTCTACGTCATCCGGTCTGCCGCCATCCTGGAACGCGCCATCCAGTTCGCGCGGAACAACTGGGAGGCGATGAGCCGCACGAAACATCCGCTGGTGATCGAGTTCAAGCCAGAGTCCCAGAAGCGGAGTGTTCAGGCTAACCGCTATTACTGGCAGGTTTTGAACCAGATCTCAGAGCAAGCCTGGATCGAGGGCCGGCAATACAGCGCCGAGGTCTGGCATGAGGCCGCAAAGCGCCGGTTCATCGGCTGCATGGACCTGCCTGGGGGCGGAACGATGGCCCTGAGTAGCGCGGACCTGAACGTTCAGGAGTTCGCGGAATACGTGACCAAGGTCGAGGCATGGGCGCAGACGGAACTCGGCGTCTGCCTTGTGGACCTGACCGAGCCATACGGGGGGACCGCATGAGCGAACTCGAAGACCTCCTCGCCTTCCAACTCCTCGCCAAGGGCCTGCCTGAGCCCAGGAGGGAGTATGCGGCGGTTCCAGGCAGGAAATTCCGGTTCGATTTTGCTTGGCCGAATTTCAAGCTGCTCCTCGAAGTGCAGGGCGGAACGTGGATCAAGGGCGGTCATTCGACAGGCAAGGGAATAGGCCGCGACTGCGAAAAGGAATGCCTCGCTCTAGCGGAAGGCTGGCGAGTCGCCCATGTAGACGGCGACCAGGTGCGGTCCGGGAAGGCCGTCCAGTGGATCGAGGCCATTTTGTGGAGGGCTGCTGCATGAGCGACTGGGAACCACCTGAAATTCCTTCTGGGCTCCCGTGCATCGTCGAGCGTGAGAAGCCGGTTTTGTATCTGCCAGACGGTAGGGAGGTGACGGTGAAAAAGCCTGTTGGATTCGCCCGACATCCCTACGTCCCAATGGGGAAGGTGAAGGTATGACCGACCGCGAGTTGATCGAGGCCCTGTATCAGCGGATCGAGGCCGGCGCAATCCGGCTGGATCTGCTGTCCCAGGGCGAGGGATACGCGAGGGTGGGCGTCCTGGCCACGGGCTGGGGCGTTAGGTATGGGTTTGAAACGATGGCATACGCGCAACCAGTGGAGGCGTGATGGGCAAAAAGAGATCCCGAGAATACATGGACCGAAGAAACGCTCGGAAGCGTGCGGCGAGGGCGGCGTCGAAGATGAGCAGGGCTGGCATGGGCGGACCTGACCTGTCCGCGCTGGTGGCCGCAACGCATCAGCCGATTGGGTTCGAGGCGCTGTGTGATCGCCTTGGGAAACCCCCGTCTGCCGTGCGGCGGCTGCTGGAGCAGGCGGACGCGGCGGGGATCTCACTCCAGGTTGGGAACAATCACGTCCAGTTGTCACCGCAAGAGCAGATCCGCACCGTCCAGGATTCGTTGATTGTCCCGACTGACGGAAAGAAACAGATTATCGGCGTCCTGTCGGATCTCCATTGCGGCTCGAAATACTGTCTCCGCGCCCAGATTCAGGATTGCGTCAAGCATTTCTATGAGCGTGGCATCAGGGCGATCCTTATCCCTGGCGATCTGCTGGACGGCTGCTACAAGCATGGGATTTTCGAGCTCAGCCACACCGGCCTGGAGGACCAGACGCGGGATCTGTTCGAGACGCTGCCCGCCATGCCGGGACTGTCCTATCACGCGATCACCGGAAATCACGACCACACATTCAACGATCTAACCGGCGTCAACGTGGGCGCCTTCATCGCTGGTAGGTTCCGCGAGCAGGGCCGCACGGACATCCATTTCTACGGCGACTGCGGGGCGTTCCTCCAGATCGCTGGGGCCATCGTCCACCTCTGGCACCCGCTGCGGGGAGTCGCATACGCCAAGTCCTACCAGCTTCAGAAACAGGTCGAAAAATACGGGGCCGGGGAAAAGCCGCACGTTTTGCTGGCAGGCCACTGGCATCAATTTGCTGTGGTCGAGGATCGGGGAGTTTGGGCTGTGGCCTGTCCTACGTTTCAGGCGTCAGGCTCCGCGTTTTCAAAACGCCTCGGGGGTCAGCCGGCATTGGGAGGGCTAATACTCTCATGGGAGATCGCTGGCCAAGATCTGGTCAGAAATTTCAGCGTGGAACGGCGGCGATATTTCGAGGTTGAACACCCCACGCGGGTCGAAATTGGGGAGGACGTAGCCTAATGGCTGCTCAGTGGGTTATCCAGGAGCTCCTGGCCTCCGAATCCGACGAGGCCGACTGGGATCAGTGGATTCTAGGCACGGTCGAGGACGGTTATTTTGAGGAAAAGCTGAGGGCGTTTGATAAGACTTGGGCTGTTCGCGCAAAGGCCGCGCTGGAGTGGTTCGAGGCATTTGAGGCCGGGACGGTCAAGGCTCCGGTTGTGCCTAAGCGGGTGAAAGTCAGGAGGGCCAAGTGACGCCAGCCGAAGAACATGCAGCCAAAATCGAGCGACAGATGCAGCGGCTCCACCAGCAGCCAGAAATCATCTCCTACCTGCTGGCGCAATACCAGTTGGCCACGATCCCGCCTGAGAGCGAGCCGACACCAGAGGAAATCGCGGCGAAATGGCAGGCCAACGGGATCATCGTCGCGTGGCTCAGGGCCGCAATGCCACAAATCCTGGAGCTGTGGGCGGCCTCCAACGCATGGGCGCTCAATCCTGGGGGCAGGGCTAACCAGCGCGTGATTCGGGCGGTGAAAAAGATGCCGCTGTGTGAGGTCTGCAAATGCTGACACAAAAAAGCCCGGTCAGACCGGGCTCTCTAGGTGGTGCGCCGCGAACAGGGCGCGTATCAGTGCTCGTGCCGGCCCTGCCGGGGATCGCTCCTGATGTGCCCAGCGTCGGACGGTGCTGGGGTTGGAATGGAGCGCCTCGGCCAGAGACTCGACGCCCCCGACCCGGAGGGCCAGGGAGCGCCAGGGCTCGGGGAGTGTGGGGGGGCGGGGCATCAGGCAACCCTTTCAAACCCGCAGGAAATCCATTTATTCATTACGCTTCTGAATGCATCTCTTGCGGATTCTATAGT